ATCATAGTGGTTGTTATAGGTTACTAAAGAAATTCATTAAGAATGAACTGGTGTATAATCCCAATAGACTACCCACTGTTGCTCCAAGGGAATAAATAACCCTCTCAGAAAATGTTCCAAATACAATCTTCTTGATGTTATACGACCAAATCATAGATATTGAAAAGGCTGCAAATAAAACTCCAATGTATAATTCTTTTGCCAAGAATACTGTGTTGATAGCAACAAAGTAAACTTGAAGTACTCCTGTAAAAAATAAACTAATCTTGTTTTTCATCTTGTTCTTTTTTATTACGTTCTGCCTTCTCTGTCCATGTCAAAAATAAATCTGACAATTTAACCTCTGGTTTAAAATAGCCTTTGTCCATACCAAACTTGTAACTGTCTTCAGCACAAGGTTTACATTTTGTAGAGATCCAACCGTCACTGTAACAACCTACATCAGTCTTAGAACCACAGTTCTCACAAACTTCATAGGATTCTTTCTCTCCCTTTTCAATTACACTCCAACCTTTGTCAGTTGTGCCTGTACAATAGAAACGCAAACCGCCCCATTTCTCTTTGATTTGAGTGACCTTTGTGATGTGTTCAGAGTTGTTTTCAAGATTGACTCTGTCGTCTTCTTCTTTTATAGTTTCTACAATGTCCTTTATGATACCATACCATCCCAGTCCAATACCTAATCCATGGCCATAAGACTCATAAGGATCAGGTTTACAGTTAATGCGCACACAAAATGTGAACATGTCAGGATAAATATCAATTATCTCTTTAGCAAGCTTAAACTTGAGAGCTTGTCGTTCTTCTTGAGAAAGACTTCTGATGTTAAGATTTTCCATTTTTAATTTTGTTTAGTATATAGGTTGAGTTTTTAGTTTTAAACTGCAATTCATTTGCAGATATTTTGGTCATGCTCTCAATTGTTGTTGTGAGCCATGTGTATTGAGAACCGTACTCTGGATCAACAATGCATGAAAACCCTATTTTAGGACGTGCATATAGTTTTTCAAAACGTCCATCTTCTTTCCATTTAACCCATTTTACAGAACATGAATTAAACATTAGTCCATCTTCTGCACGAATTAAAACATAGTGCACTCCTGTTGTGCATTTAGAACAGAACGCTGGAGGTAATAACTCAATACCTTTCATAGCATTCTTTTCTTGGTCTGTCATTTGAGAACCTGTTTTAATAATGGTTCTACATTTTGAGCACAACAATGCTCCTAGTCCTCCGTTAAACTTGAATATTGCTTTCTCCATTGGAATATAATTTACGTGTTCTTTCTCCTATTGGTAAAGGATCACCTGCTTCATCTATTCTAACAAAACGCATGTTTGTATGTAATACCACGGTTTGAGTACCACTATACACGTTATGAGCGCGAGCTTCCATGTATAGTGTAATGGAAGTTGTACCTACATGCATAACCTTCCCGTAAATCTTAATCAGTTGCCCCTCTTTTGCTGACTTTTTAAACACACACTTGTCTATTAGAAGAGTTACCATGCGTGGTGTATCACAAACTTCCATAGCAAATCCAGCTGCAGCAGCATCCATCCATGCTAAAAGTTTGCCTCCAAAAAGATTACCATGAAAGCCAAGATCTGACTTTTTAATAGGGTGGGTAGTTATAAGGGTCATGCCTTCCATTTTAACAAAATAAGATTTAAACTTTACAAATGTAAATAAAAATTTGCAGAATTTAAACTTTTAAAGTATATTTGTAGTGAGGTTTCATATGAAACTCTAACAAAAAACTTAACATAATGGCAGAACAAGAAAAAGAACCAACAAGAGATGAGGTTATTGCCTGGTATAAAAGCCAGATTGAACTAGCCTCATTACGTGCTCAGCTGGCAGAGTTACAAGCAAAGGCTGTAACTGAAGAAGCTAAGCGTATTCAAGCTACAATCATGATTGCAAACATGACAACGCCTGATAATGCTGAAAACAAAAATACTGACGGACCAGGTGGAGCTGAGACTTCAGAGTAAAAAACCAAACGTTACAAGTTTAAACTAAACTTGAATCGTTCTTTGACATTTGATTTGTATTCTGTGACTGAATAGACTCTTGAGAGGGGTCAAAGTAGTGTCACCGTTCTGAAAAGAACTGGGAAGCACGTTGTCAGGCATGTGAGTTAAAACCACTCACCTTAAAGGTAGCGTAACCAATAAGCTCTGAGGTCCTGTGAAGATATACATAACTGATCTCCGCAGCAGGTGCTGGTAGTCAATCCAGCTAGTCATTAACAAGTAAACTGATCATTTACTTGGACTATGGGTGAAAAGGGTCATGCGTTGGACTTGTGGGTAGTCAGGAACCCCACTAGAATTTCAAATCAATTACAATGAGGTCTCATAGCTCAATTGGATAGAGCATCAGCCTTCTAAGCTGAGGGTTCTAGGTTCAAATCCTAGTGGGATCACAAACAAGCCTTCTTAGCTCAACTGGTAGAGCAGCTGATTTGTACTCAGCAGGTTGTGGGTTCGACTCCTACAGAAGGCTCAATTTTAATAACCAAATAAATAAACAATGACACAATTCAAAAAATTGGTAGGGACCAGAGTGTTGCTTACAAAACCTCAAAAACCAGAATCTAAAATTATGCTTGATCCTGCAGCTGAAGCGGCAATGGAAGCAGAGATGATGGCAAAATGGACAGCATTAGAAGTATTTGCTGTTGGGGACGAAGTTACTATTGTTGAACCTGGAGATAAAGTGTTTGTAGAAACATACTCTTTACAGAATGCAGGTGTTGTTTCAATAGAAGACGATCTTAAATTGATGATTGCAGAGCGAGACATTGCAATCGTATGGTAAACCTTAAAAACTAAAGCTATGTTAAAAACCATCATTAACAAGTTATCAGGCACGTCATCTGCATCTTCTACAATGTTTCAGGAGAGAAAAGACGCAATTCTTTCTGGATTTGTAACTACATTACACAGTTTACAATCTTTGGAAGAAGAACAGGAAAAACACATTGACATGGTCAATAATCAAATTAATAATTTGATGTTAGAATCTGAACGCACTAAGAAAATTCTTAATAGCACTCAGAAGACCATTTCAAAGATTCAGAATATTCTGGATTAAAGGTAATGCGGGGTAGACTGGAGGAGGTTCCAGCTTGGTCTCATAAGCCAAACCACGTGAGTTCGAGTCTCACCCCCGCAACAAAGAAATGCATTTTGCATATGTCGCCAGTACCACACTAGTGTAAGCGTAAAAAAAGCACGACAAATGCTGTTAGGTGGAACAGCTCACAGGCATCTCGCAAAGGTGTATTGTGATTGGAAGTTCAGGTGAAACTCCTGAGTGAATGGTACCAAAATTAATAAACATTAAAAACCATGGAAGTAAACAGAGTTCAAAAAAAGATTAGAGTTAGCTCTTACGACTTGGTGAAATATCAGATTATTACAGAATTAATATTCTTTCAAAAAGAACATTTGATTCCTTCTGATATTGAGCTATTGACTTTACTTGCATTATGGGGACCTATTGAACTAGGTAAATTCTGTAATGCTGCAGCTAAGAAACTGTACAAAAACATTGAAATGGAAGAGTTTTCTGTACGTGCACAAAATGTACGTAATAGAATGGCTAAGCTTGAAAAACGTGGAATTGTACAGAAAATTAACAATGGCAAGAGACAAATACAAATTAGTAAGTCTCTTAACATTTATGGTAAAGGAAACGTATTGTTAGACTATAACATCTTAGCCGTTGAATCCAACAAAGCGTAAGGAAATATCAAAGATAACAGCTGAATCTTTGGGGCTAGATCATCTAATGGTGGATGATGTAGTTGCTTTTTTTTATAGAACAGTTCAAAAAAAGCTAAGTTCTATGGAGCACTGTTCTGTGAATGTTCCCAATATGGGAACTTTTGTGCTTAAAAGGCAGCGTGTAGAAAAGAAACTGGAAAAGTACAATTCATTCTTAAATAGAATTGATGCGTCTGAATCAATTAGAATGTATGAAACCAGTGTGGATGTGAAAGCTGACGTTGAAAAATACGAGAGAATACTCTCTGTAATGGATCAAGAGGCAGACAGAAAGAAAACAGTAGAAAAACTAAAAGAAAAATATCTAGACAATGTTGAATAACGCAATTAAAATTTGGAAAGAACGTGGTAAAATTTTTGAGGGAGTCAGAAATAACATGTTCAAAAAAGAACACATTGAGGAGATTGCATACTACAGAAATGAGATATGCATAAAATGCCCTCTCATAGATCTCAAGGGTGATAAGTGTGCTGTTCCTAAGACACAACCTTGTTGTTCAGAATGTGGATGTTCTTTAAAGCTGAAAACCAGATCATTAGCTTCAGACTGTCCTAAAGGTTATTGGAAAGCAGTGACTACTCAGGAAGAAGAAGATTTGATTAGAGCTAGTATAAACCAAAAATAAGAGCTATGAGTTTAGTATTTGAACCAAAAACACACAGTTATACATCAGTAGACCCTGCTGACAATACAAAATGGATTAGTGTAACCACTTTAATTGGTGGTTTAAAACAACCTTTTGACTCAAACAATATTGCCAAAAAGTCTGCCACAAACAAAAGAAGTAAGTGGTACGGTATGAGTGTTGATGAAATACAAAATGTTTGGAAAAAAGAGTCTGATAGAGCGTGTACATTAGGAAACTGGTATCACGACCAAAGAGAACAAGACATTACAAACTGTGAAACAATAGTTCGCTATGATAAAACACTACCTGTAATTAGACCAATGCATGATGAGAATGGTCTTAAAGTAGCACCTTCTCAAAAACTTATGGATGGTATCTATCCAGAACACATGGTCTATTTAAGATCTGCTGGTATTTGTGGACAAAGTGACCTTGTAGAGGTAGCTGACGGGCATGTTCACATTACAGACTACAAAACAAATAAAGAAATTAAAACAGAATCTTTCAAAAATTGGGAAGGAGTTTCTCAGAAGATGAATGCTCCTGTTTCTCACTTAGATGACTGTAACTTAAATCATTACAATCTGCAGTTGTCAATTTACATGTACATGATATTAAAGCATAATCCTCAGTTAAAACCAGGAAAGCTTGTGATTCATCATATCATGTTTGAAGAAGAAGAAGAAAAAGATGAGTTTGGATATCCAATCTCTAAACTAAACGAAGAAGGTGAACCTATTATTAAGGAAATTATTCCTTATGAGATGCCATATTTAAAAGATGAAGTTCTTGCTATTATGACATTTTACAAAGACAACCCTTCTAAATTTTTTAAAAAGAAGAACTAATGGTAAAGATTTTTGATTTACAGAATGGTGTTGTGGTTCCTACAGAGCATTGCTATACACTAAATTTTTTAAAAAGGATTATGGATGAGTATCCTGAGAACTACATGAATGTTTACATGTATCTCTTTTATATGACATGTCCTAATCCTGACATGAACCCCTTTTTTGATACACCAGAAAATGAAAAAGAAGAACTTATTATTTCGCAACTTAACGTTGACTTTTCTACTGAAGATGACGCAATTTTGGCAGCTCTTGAGTTATGTAAAAAACTTTATGAAACCCCTACATACAGGGCGTTTATGGGTATCAAACACATGCTTGACCGCTTGGCAAAATATATGGAAACGACTACAATTGAGCACGGTAGGGATGGTAACATTAATTCTCTGGTTAATGCTGCGGCAAAGTTTGAGCAAATACGTATATCGTTCAAAGGGGCGTACAAAGATCTTATGGAAGAGCAGAAGAGCCAAGTTAGAGGAGGCCAACACCTTGCGTATGACCAGAGCTAAAAATTTTAAAATGAAAAACAGCGACTTATATAACTGGTTGTTTCACTACAACCCTCATACAGAAGTATGGAATGGTTTTCACAGAGAAGACTACAATGCGTATTGGAATGGCAAAGAACCTAAATATGCAATTTTAAGATCAAAAGACATTGATATTATAAAAGAAATCATCAACAAAACTGGTGGTGAAAAAGAAAAACTAGATGAGCTTACACGAAGAGTTGAAAAGTAGAGAGGTGTTTAACAACGTAGTAAATGTTGTTCACGTTTCTGATGGTTTTATTATAACAAGATTGATGAACAACGTTCCTAGAAAAGGAGAATGGATTTCTCTTGGAGAAGACACTTATGTTGTGAATCTTGTAATTTGGAACTATGCAGATGCTCGTTCAGTAACAGTAATGGTTGATGACCCTAAAGAATAAACATGTATTTAGAAGTACCTACATATGATGCAGTAACAAAAGAATGGTCTACTACTAGCTTTGAAACAAAAGAAGAGTACGTAGAATTTCTTTGGTCTGTGTTTAAAGAGCCAGGCAAGTATGAATTTGATGAGACTTCTTTGATTTTTAACAAAGAGGCCAGAGCTTTCAATAAATCTAAAGTTTTTTGTGTAGCTCCTTTTAGATCAAAGGATTATGTAGCTTATTGGGATGATCAAAAAATCAAATGTAGAAAAGGTGCTATTTATAAGAATGGCAAAAAGACGTGGTTTTTGACAAGAGATTACTACATGTGGGTAAACTTTTTACCTATCTATAACAAAGAGGTTGCAAGATTTACATTCCCTGATGTGCGTGATGCTCAGTATCACATGGCTTTGTATGAGGAGATTGCAAAGCATTCTTCTAAACACGCTGCTATTCTTAAAAAACGTCAGATTGCATCTTCATATTTCCATGCAGGAAAGATGATTAACATGTTCTATTTTGAAGAAGGTTCTGTTAGTAAAATGGCAGGATCACTAAAAGACTACATTAACGAGAAAGGAACATGGCGTTTTCTAGAAGAATATAGAAACTTTTTGAATACCCACACTGCATGGTATAGACCATGTAATCCTGATAAGGTTTTAAACTGGGAACAACGTATTGAAGTTAACCAGGGAGGTAAGAAAAGAGACGTTGGTTTAAAGTCTGTAATCTTTGGCCTAGCGCTTGAAAAAGACCCTACGAATGGTGTAGGGGGACCTTGTACATTATTCTTCCATGAGGAGGCTGGAATTGCCCCAAAAATGAATGAAACAATAGAGTACTTGCTACCTGCAATGAAATCAGGTATGACTTACACAGGTATGTTTGTTGCTGCAGGATCTGTGGGTGATTTGGAACAATGCGAACCATTGAAAGAAATGATCATGAATCCCATTGCAAAAGATGTTCTTGCAGTAGAAACAAACTTGATCAATGCTGATGGTGAAATTGGTAAATGTGGATTGTTTATTCCAGAGCAATGGTCAATGATTCCTTGCATTGATGAATATGGTAACTCATTGGTAGAGAAGGCTTTAGAGATGATTCATGAAGAACGTCTTGATTGGAAGAAAAATCTTAAACCTGAAGACTACCAATTACGTATTTCTCAGAAACCTATTAACATTGAAGAAGCTTTTGCATATAGAAAAGTATCTAAGTTTCCACTGCATCTTGTTACAAAACAAGTAAGACGTATTGAAGATGGTGAATATTACAGAGAATTTGTCGATTTGCATAGAGATGAGTCTGGTAAAATTATAGCAAAAGAGTCACGTAAACTTCCAATATCTGAATTTCCTATATCACCTAAGACAGTTGATAAAGAAGGAGTAATTGTTGTTTATGAAAGACCTGTAAAAGATCCACAATTTGGAATGTATTACGCATCAATTGACCCTGTTTCTGAAGGTAAAACAACAACATCAGATTCATTGTGTTCCATATTTGTTTACAAAACTGCACAGGAAGTCACAAAACATAAGGCAGATGGTTCTATTGAACAGCATATTGAAAGAGACAAAATTGTAGCAGCATGGTGTGGACGTTTTGATGATTTAAACAAAACACACGAGCGTCTTGAAATGATCATAGAATGGTACAATGCTTGGACAATTGTTGAGAATAACATTTCATTGTTTATTCAATACATGATTTCCAGAAGAAAACAAAAGTATCTTGTACCCAAAAGTCAAATCTTGTTTCTCAAAGAACTGTCTAGTAATACAAACGTTTACCAAGAATATGGTTGGAGAAACGTTGGTACTCTTTTCAAGACTAATTTGATATCATATGCAATACAATTTCTTGAGGAAGAACTTGATACAGAAACAATGACAGATGGTACAATTGTAAAAACAACATTTGGTATTGAAAGAATTCCTGATATCATGCTACTTAAAGAGATGGCAGCATACAGAGAAGGACTTAACGTGGATAGACTTGTTGCGTTCTGTGCTCTAGTAGCATTTGCAAAAGTTCAGGAGTCAAATAGAGGCTATTCAAAACGTGTTGAACGTGAAGAAGGTAATTTGGATAAATCAAATAAAAATGCTAAATTAAGAGTGAGTCCTTTCCGCCATATGGGTAACGAAAGTTCTTCATCTACAGCGTTGAGAAAGCCAAGAAATCCTTTCAAAAACATGAGATAATAACAAAAGTAAATAAGCTAGATTATGCCAACAATAGTAAATGCAATGCAAATCAAGAATGGGGCTAAGGTAGAGAACAATAAAATGGGTACTCTAACTCAACCTATTCAGTTTTTGCGCAGAAAAGATAAAGATGAAGCTTGGGGTGCGTGGAACCTTGACTGGTTTGAAATGCAAGGACTCAAGCAAATACGCAGAAATGCTAGAAGATTGTTGAAAAATTACAAGCTTGCCAATGGTATTATTGACAAGAGTGACTACATTGTTGAAGAAGATAATGAAGTTGCTGAACTTATAGATGTACTTACTAAAGAAGACCAAAGTGCATTTGAATTAAAATTCTTTCCTATTGTTCCAAACGTCATCAATGTTTTGACAGGAGAGTTTGCGAAAAGAAATGATAAAATTACATATAGAGCTGTTGATGATCTTTCATACAATGAAATGATTGAGGCAAAACGCGCTATGGTAGAAGAAGTTCTTGTTTCAAGAGCTGAAAAGAAAATGATGGAGACCATTGAAAAAATGGGTCTTAATCTTGAAGATGAAGAACAAGCTGCTCAGGCTCAACAACTTATGGCTCCTGAGAGAATTAAAAGTCTTCCTGAAATTGAAGAGTTCTTTAAAAAAGACTATCGCTCTCTTGTAGAAGAATGGGCTACACACCAGCATAATGTGGATGAAGAAAGATTCTCTATGAAAGAGTTAGAGAACATGGCCTTTAGAGATATGCTTATTACAGACAGAGAGTTCTGGCATTTTAAGATGAATGAGGATGATTATGAAGTAGAGCTTTGGAATCCATTGCTTACATTCTATCACAAATCTCCTGAAGCAAGATACATATCTCAATCTAACTGGGTAGGCAGAGTTGATTTATTGACTCTGGCTGATGTAATTGACAAGTATGGTTACATGATGGATGAAGATCAGCTTCATAGTTTAGAAGCCATTTATCCTGTAAAATCAGCAGGTTACAATTTACCAGGTGTTCAAAATGATGGTTCTTTCTATGATGGAACAAGATCTTATGATTGGAACACAAATGGCCCTTCTTTAGGAATGCGTCAATTCTTAAGTGCTAGTGAAATGCACATGAATACAGGTGACGACATCATATTCCAAATTCTTAATGAGTCTGAAGATTTACAAGAATTTAAGGACATGGGTATGTTGCGTGTAACAACTGTGTATTGGAAATCACAAAGAATGGTTGGACATTTGTCCAAAATAGACAACACAGGTGTTTTAGTAGACATGATTGTTGATGAGACTTATAAAGTCACTGATAAACCTGTTTATGACACAACTGTCATTAAAAACAAAAATAGAGAAACTTTAGTATATGGTGAACACATTGATTGGATATGGATTAATGAAACTTGGGGAGGTGTCAAGATTGGTCCCAACAGACCAGCTTACTATGGCAATCATGATATCTTTGGATTTGCTCCAATGTACTTGAATGTCAAACCTTTACGTTTCCAATTCAAAGGAGATTTTACACTTTATGGTTGTAAACTTCCAGTAGAAGGCGCTGTCTTCTCAGATAGAAATACAAAATCAATGTCTCTTGTAGATAAGATGAAGCCTTATCAAGTAGGTTACAATCTTGTAAACAATCAGATTGCAGACATTCTTGTGGATGAATTAGGTACTGTGATCATGCTTGATCAAAATGCGCTACCTCGTCACTCTATGGGTGAAGATTGGGGTAAGGATAATTTTTCTAAAGCGTATGTTGCAATGAAGAACTTCCAGATGTTACCATTGGATACTTCTATTACAAATACAGAAAATGCTTTAAACTTCCAGCATTACCAAGTATTGAATCTTGAACAAACAAATCGTTTGATGTCACGTATTCAACTTTCTAATTATTTCAAGAATCAGTGTTTTGAAGCAATTGGTTTATCACCTCAGCGTATGGGTGCTGTTAACGCACAAGAAACAGCTCAAGGTATTGAACAAGCAATCAACATGAGTTATTCTCAAACTGAGCCTTATTTCACACAGCATTCAGAATACTTAATGCCACGTGTACATCAGATGCGTACAGACTTGTCACAATATTATCACTCAACAAAACCAAGTTTAAGGCTACAATATTTGACTACTATGGATGAAAAGGTTAACTTTGAAATCAATGGTACAGAATTATTAGCTAGAGACTTGAATATTTTTATCACAACAAAGGTTAATCAGAGACAAGTTATTGAGCAAATTCGCTCACTTGCAGTTTCTAATAATACTTCAGGTGCTTC